GTCGGGATCAATTCGAGTTCGTTGCCGATGATGGTGAAGAACTCAGGCTGGCTCGATGCGTTTGCCACGCTATAGCGAAGCATATCCGCCTGTTGTCCCGACACGTTCGCCAAGCGCGGCTTGCCGGTAACACCGGACAATCGCAGGCGCCGCATGGTCTGGAAATCGCCAGGCAGCGAGATAAATTCCGGCGCGGTGTTGCTTGTGTTAACGGACGTATAGGACCGCTTTTCCATTTGCGGGCAGCGCAGTTCGCGATTGGCCTTGGCCTCGAACAGCGCGATAAATTCGGGGATGCGTGAGGTCAGGTCGTCGCGGGCGAGCCAGTTTGCAACCGCCGTGCAGAGCGTCGTGTAACTTGTAATAGCCACTAGACGTTGCCCCTAAAGGTGCGATACGGCCGGTTATCGGAATTATTGAGCCACCAGCGTGTGAAATCCTCGTCGCCGTCTTTCAGGCGTTTCGCGAAATCGCGATAGAACACATTGAGAGGAACGCTTGCGATCTTTGTCCCTACCGCGTCATCACGAAACCGCTTGCCGAACGAGTCGTTGAAGCTTTCGCGGTTCTGAGCCAGCAGGCTTTCCTCGACCAAGTTTTCGGTCTTGCGAAAGCCCACACCCTTGGCCTTATCGACCCAATAGACGTAATGCCGACGCAAGCCGTCGCTGGAAAACCCGTCAAACTGCCAGAGATGGTCCGGGATGCGCGCGGGGTCAGGCAGCGATGTCATCGGCCCGCTCTGCGGCCTTATTGGCAATCAGCCGCTTGGCCTCATCGACCGGCACCTTGACGTGCGTACCGGCCCAAAGCTTGTTCGGATAACCAGCGCCGGGGATCGGTGCGGGCGCGGGTTCACCGTCAACCCATTTCTCGGGCGATACCAGGGTTACCCGGCCGCGTGCATACTTGTTCTCCACCTTCGGCTGCAAATGGCCGACGATTTCGTAATTAACGCCAGGCGCGGGCATGTAGTTCTTGACGAGCACGACCGGAAAAAGCTTTTCAGGCTGCGGGGCGGCTGGTGCCGGCGCGGCTTCAAGCTTGGCTTCTGCGGTCTTTGGTGCTTTCGACATAACGTCTCCTGAAAATGAAAAAGGCGACCCAAAGGCCGCCTTTTCCGTTGCGATATGAGCCGGCTATTACTGGTCGCCGAAGGTCGGGACCGTGGCGCTGCCGACGAAGCCGGACAGATTCCATGTCGTGCCGTTGGCGGACTCAATACGAATGCGCGTGCCAACGTCAGGGGTGACGATGGTTAGCTTCGAATTCGAGTTGCCGTCCGGCTGGACCGGCGCCACAACATCGGTGTCATTGTCGATGAACTGGACACCGCCGATGAAGTAGTTGGTGTCCGAACCAGTCGTAATGACGAAGTTCTGCGCATCCGCAGCCACGCCGGAATACGCAAACTCGAACCACATGCCGGCCTTCGGCGAAGGCAGGGTAGCGGTGCAGGTTGCCGAAAAGTCCGGGAAATAGTGAACCAAGCCCGCGTTGTCCGCCAGGACCGTGTAGGTCGTGGCGTTCGGGATGGACACAGGAACGTGAGTAACAGGCATATCCGTATTCTCCTTAGCTCGAAGCGGTCAGGCCGTAGAGATCGGCTGCCACACCATGCGCGGCTTCGTTGTTCACAAGCAGCGTGTATTCGGTGACCAGAACGCGCTTTTCCGCGTCGCCGGTCTTGGCAGGCTTCTCCAGGCTGATGTCCTGGAACACGCCAAGCGAAACCATGCGCGGGTCAATCAGGAAGGCGTTACGGGCAACAGTCGCACCCGCACGGGCCATCTGACGATTCGGAACAACCGTGATCGCGCCGAAGTCCGACAGATACATATCGGCAGCGGCAACGATGGTGGTCTGGTCCTTCTTCGGGGTCTCGTAACGCTGCGGAGCAACGTTCGAATCCGCCATCAAGGTCGAGAACACCGTCTTCACATACGGCGAGCACATGAACACCTTCGGAGAGCCGCCCGCGTTGTAGGTCGAGAGAATGACCGAATCGAGGATGGTCTTGGAGAACGCGCGCTGAGATCCGTTGGAGGCCGCATCGACCACATTGGTGGACGAATTGAAGCCGCCAGACGTGCCGGAGTTCATGTTGTCGTTCGTGGCAAGCCACGCACGCATACCGCCAAGCTTGCGGTTGGTCGCCCCGTTACCCGAGCCGGCAAGCGAAGCCTGGTTTGAAAGCACGATGGCTTCCATGTCGATCTTCAGCTCGACGCCCTTCTTGGCGACTTCGCGGGCCAATTCCGACTTGCGGCCGGCCTTCGAGGTCTGATCCTGGGTACGCGAGATGATGATTTTCTTGTCGGAGATCTGGCAGTAATTGCCGACGCGGGTGGTCGGGGAAACTGCGCTGTACGACCAGTCGTTGCCTTCCGGCTGGTTGTTCGAAAGATCAACCGAGCCCAGCGTGTCGGTCTGCCACTCGGGATGAGTGGACGAAACAGACTTGCGGCCGATGAGCGAAAGAAACGGGGTCTCCTCGGGGGTGATCTGGTGGATTTTGTCCGCCAGCTCCTCCCGATTGCCTACGGCGTCGTAGGTCTCGAAAGTGTTGGTAATCTGAGCCACTTGGGCCATAGTGTTGGCTCCTCCTGAATGTTAAAGATCAAGGTCCATGAGCGCGCGAACTCCGGTGTCAAAGTCGCCGGTTCTGCGCAATTGCTCGTGCCTTGCCTGCTTTTCGCGGGATGACTTCTCTTGCGTGTCCATCCGCTTCTTGCCGGTTAGGACGGGCTTGGATTGCACCGTCTCCTTGACCGCAGGAAGCTTGCTGCGTGCGCGTTTGTATGCCGCTAAATCGCGGAATATCTTGTAAACACGATGGTCAACCGTGGCGTTTAGCTCGTCTTCACCGAAGCCGTATTCAGCCATCGTCTCGACCGCATCGGCCCAGAACTTCTGATACACGCCCTGCTTTTTTAGCTCGGGCATGGATTCCAAAAGTAGCTTGGCCTCGCGTTCGCGCACGGTCCGTTGCTGTTGCTCTTGCTCTTTCGCCATACGGGCCATTTCGGCCTGCGAAAGATGCTGCAACTGCTGAAGCGAACCGACCTTCTTGTCATAGTCAGCCTTGGCGGCCATGTACCGGAGCGGGTCATAGTTGGGCGAAGTCTGATCCAACCATGTCTCATCCGGCGGCTGCGGTAAGAACTGCTGCGACGCCTGCAAAAGAAAATCACGCTGCTGCTGCAAAGTGCGAGCGTGGGCTTCAAACTCGGCCTTTTGTGCCGCCAGGGCTTCGCGCTCCTTGGCGTTTTCCTGCGTGCCGCGAGTGAAGGAAGCTTGCGAGAGATAACCGCGCTTGAGGTCTTGAACGGAGATAACCGAACCGTCTTTCAGGCGAACCTTCGCAGCGTCGGCCGCGAACTTGCCTGAATCGTATTCCTGTTGACCGTCTTCCTCTTTGTCGGCTTCAGTCTCGTCGGCCTCGCCTTCTTCGCTTTCGGTCTCCTCGGGCTTATCGCCTTCGGTTTCCTCTGCGTCGTCGGGTTTGGCCTCTTGGTCCTGATCTTCTTTCGGGAGGTCCGTTGCCGGGTCCGCAACTAGAAGGTCGGAAATTGCATTAGCGCCATCGTCAAAAGACAACGGGGCGTCATTACCAGCCGCCTGCGGGGCGGGGTTGGTGTCAGACATTTAGTCTCCTTGGGGTTTACCGGGAGTCCTTCAAGCGAAGGAGCCGGGGTCTTCCTGCATCTGGCCGCCCGCGATGATGTACCGGGCGAGCGTTGCGCGGATTTCGTCGATCACGGCCACGCGCTGCTGTAAGCGCACAATGTCCGCGTAGTTGTCGGCGTTGGCTACCGCGAGGCTATCGAGCGCCTCCGAGCGGATGTCGGCCAATGCCTTTGCAAATATTTCGTCGTTCTGTAGCCGTTCGGCTTCGCGGGCGAGGTGGTCTTTCAGCATTGCCGTGCGCGAAACCATGCCACGATGTTCTCGCCGCGACTTTCGCAATCGGCCCATAGGGCCGCACGTTCCCCTATACCGGGGCCGGAAAGGTCG